GGCGCACGGAATGAACGTAGTGCACCTCAATCTACTGGCACTGCAGGTGCTATGTTAGAATCTGAGGTACAAAAGATGTCTGCCGTAGAATATGAGAAACGATCTGATGAGATCATGGAAGCTATTCGCACAGGCAACTTTATTTACGATTTATCTGGCTCTGCTCGGTAAATAGTATTGACATATTAGTTATTTATGATATAACTATATATAATGGTAGGTTAGTACAGCCCCAGTATGGATACCTGTACTAATCTCTATATTAGCAAACAACATATCCTTTCGGACAACCTAATCCCTCATGGCCCGTCGATTACAGTGTAGGCCAACATTGTAAGATACGCACCCTAGTAGAATTAGCCTTCGTATAAGTATAGTTAGTTTTGCATCTGTATTGCTTTTAAGGAGAAATATAATGGCATTCGCAAAAGCAGCAGGTCACGGTAACTTACCAAACGGTAATTTCTCACCAGTGATCTATTCTAAACAGGTGCAACTTGCATTCCGCAAGGCATCTGTTGTTGAAGCGATTACAAACTCTGATTATTTCGGAGAGATCGCACAAATGGGTGACTCAGTAAAAATCATTAAAGAACCTGAGATCACCGTGAAACAATACGAACGTGGTACACAGATCACACCACAAGATTTGGATGATGAGGATTTCTCATTGACCATTGACAAAGCTAACTACTTTGCGTTCAAAGTGGACGACATTGAGGAAGCTCATAGTCACGTCAATTTCCAAAGTCTTGCTTCTGATCGTGCGGCATATCGTTTGGCAGACCAAATGGACCAAGAAGTTCTTGGATACCTATCTGGTTTTGCACAAGCTGCGCTTCATGCAAATGCAAGCACAGTAAATACATCTGTAAACGGCACAAAGGCCGTAGCTACAGCTTCTGACGGTGCTAACCTAGTTGGTGCAGAACTATTGACATCTATGTCACTAGACGCATCTGACTTCACAAACACATCAGGTACTGCAGGTACAGCTAACCAATCTATTGGTATTGAGCCTCGTGCAGGTGGTGCTACTGCTGCGAAATCTGCAACTGCAGGTAACGCATTCCCGTTGCAAATTCTTGCACGTATGTCTCGTTTGATGGACCAACAGAATGTTGATACACAAGGTCGTTGGATCGTTGTGGACCCAGTATTCATGGAAGTCTTGAAAGACGAAGATTCACGTCTATTGCAAGCTGATTGGGGTGGTTCAGGTCTACAAAATGGCTTGGCAGTAACTAACCTACACGGTTTCCGTGTTTACACTTCAAACAACCTACCTTCACTAGGTACAGGTTCATCAACTGTTGGTGGCTCAAACGCTTCTAACTTTGGTGTTATCGTAGCAGGTCATGATTCAGCCGTTGCAACTGCAGAGCAGATCAACAAAACTGAAACATATCGTGACCCTGACTCATTTGCAGATATTGTTCGTGGTATGCACCTATACGGTCGCAAGATTCTTCGTCCTGAAGCAATCGTTACTGCAGCATATAACTTGGCGTAAGGAGACTGAACAATGGTAGCTTATACAGCAGCAGACCTTCCTGCACAAGGCAATTCACAACGTGGTCGTGGAGTGTACGTAGTAGAACGTGAGCTAGATATTGCGGCTCAAATTTCTACAAACGGTGCTGACTACGCAGCAAACGATACCGAAACAATGATCAACATTCCAAAAGGAACAGTTGTTCTTTCAGCAGGTATTGAAATCCTAACAGCAGGTACTGCAACAGCAGCAACTGTTGATCTGGGTATTGCGTCAGTAGCAGATAAGTATGTTGATGGACTTGATATTACAGGTGCAGCAGGTACTTATGGTGCAACTCCTGCAGCAGAAGCGGCACAAGTTTTTGTAGCAACAGCAGATGATACACTTGATCTGAAGTTTGCAACAGAAGATGCTCTTACTGCAGGTAAACTACGTGTTTGGGCAGTGATGATGGACGTAACAGCAGTTGGCAATATGCATGCTGCAGAAGTCGTTCGTGACACACTTGCATAATTAAAATACTCTGAGGGGCTGTTATTCAATGGCCCCTCTAAGCTTATCTAACGGAAGGACTCCAAAAAATGGCTATCACAACAGCAATGTGTACGAGCTTTAAATCAGAACTTTTGGGTGGTACTCATGATTTGGATACCCATAATATTTATTTGGCTCTGATTAAAGCTTCCCCTACAGGCACATATGACGCAACTACTACTAACTACTCTGATGTAACAGGTAACTCTGACGAAGCTACAGGTACAGGTTATTCAGCAGGTGGACAATTACTAGACAACGTTACTATATCAGTAGATGGCACAACAGCTATCGTTGATATTGACGATGAGGTATTTACCTCTTCAACTATTTCTGCAGACGGTTGTATTCTTTACAACGCATCTGCTTCAAACAGAGCAATCGCAGTGATTGATTTTGGTGGAACACAAACATCTACAAACGGTGACTATACAATTCAGTTCCCAACTGCAGACGCATCAAACGCTATCATTCGTATCGCTTAATAGGAGCATAGACTATGGCTCTCGTAATTAAAGACAGAGTAAAACAAACAACTACCACTACAGGTACAG